TTACGTCTACTGCTATGGTTACTTCTACGGTTAGTCAAACGTCAACTGTTACGGCAACGAGCACGGTTACGGGACAGTAAACACCTTAAAACCTCTTAACAAAAGGGAGCAGACATGACAGGCTATCAAAGCAAAAAGAAAGCGGCAAGTGCCAAGACAATAGACCAAGTTAATTGGGTAGACCATGAGCCTGATGGGTTGGTACATACAGCGCAGGACAAGTTGGAATTAGTTGATTACGAGAAGTTGGCTGCACTTGGGTGGCAAGCAATCGAATGCCCATTTTGTGGCTCATCTGGCGCTCAAGCGTTCCCCAAGCCTGTAGCACAGCCAGCGCAGGAGCCTGAGCTATTGCGTGATGCGGTGTTCGCCGTGCTGGAAGGATTTACCTTGCCCCATGATGTTCGCAAGATACTTGAAGCTGCCTACTACGCCGCCCCACTACAGCCAGCGCAGGAGCCTCAAACCTGCAAAGGTAGGAAATGCCAAGCCAGCAACGAAAACGGTTTTGACCACTCGCCGGAATGCATTGCTGATACAGCAAGAGATCAAGGATGGAGCACCGCCCCACCACAGCGCCCTTGGATAGGGTTGACACCGGAAGAAACAACGGGCTTCACCCAGCACGAAATGTCTGTGGTGAAGTATGTAAGCAAAGTATTGATGGAGAAAAATGGATGACTATCGGACGATTTGCAATTGGCGGCGACTCTAAGCGCCGCGTACTCGGTTTAGCTGGTGAGTGGTCGCCAAGGGAGAAACAGCCAGGCGAGGCACAGCCTCCCGCGATCTCGATCTGGCGACAACCAGTTTACCAGCCGCCAAAGATGGAGACGCCTCGCCCTGGTGCGAACGATCACCTTAAGATCAGGAGCAGAGGAATATGAGATCGGTACGCACTGGCCGAGTTTTGGACCTCTTGGGAAAGAAAGAGATGTCCACGTCTGAGATATGCGCTGCTGTGCACTGCACACAGAGATCGGCGCAGGAAATGCTGGCAAATCTCAAGCGCAAGGGGCTGGTGTATAGGTCAGGGTGGCGGCGTCAGACATCAGGCATCGCCGCCCTGTTTAAGGCAGGCATTGGCGTAGACGCACCCAAGCCACCCAGGGCCACAGACAAAGAGCGTAAACAAAGGCAGCGCGCCAAAGAGACTCAGGAAGATAAAGAGTTTCGCCTGGCGCGTGAGAAGGCCAGGAGCATTAAACCAAGGCGCGATCCTATGATTAGCGCGTTTTATGGCGCGTATAGCAAGCCTGACTGAAGGCGACGCAGTTCTTCTTCGTCAACGGGGTTTGCGAGAAGGTCTGACGCTTTCTTACTATTGCGTTCAAGAATCCTGAGATTCTGTTCTTCACCAGGGAAGGTAACAAAGTTGCGGGTTTGTTTACTAACTCCAGCAGCTCTTGAACCTTCATCTAGGTATTTGATGCCAGGTATCCCAACTTGACGTAATCTTTCAACTATTCTTGGATCATTTAAATCAACAACTGATTGAGGATACAAGTTCCTCATGCGAACGCTATCATTTAAATAATCATTGATTTGGAATTGTTGAGGACGCGACAATGGTGAATCTGGCCCAACAAGTGCTTGACGCATTTTCTCAATCACATTACGCTGCTCTGCCATTGGCTTGTCCCAATCAATCATCTGCGCTATCTTTTCGTTTGGTAGGTCAACTTTATACAAGTTGCCTTTGTTTTCTAAAGGCTTTTTGTAGTTTCCTGACTCTAAAAAATTTAAAGTTTCTGTCAGCAACTTTTTTTGATCATGGTCAGGATTAGATTCAAGAACGAAACGAATATCATCAGATGCATATTCAGGACTGCCAGTTAATTCAACTAATCGTTTAGCATTTGCATGAGCCGTTAATCTACCTTGATTAAACTTGTCTGCATTAGCTAAATTCTTTGCATATTCTTCAGCTACTGGGCGCGCTTCAGCCGTGTATATCCCATGACCATAAGACTGCGCACCTTCACCAGTTCCAATCTTGGAAGCATCAAACTCGCCTAAAGGATTTCTAGGTGTTGGTGGCAAGGTATGCGGTGTCCCGTGATAAACGTCAAGCGGACTAACTGTGCGATTGCTCATGCCTTGCATCATCTCAGCAAGCAGACCACCTCGGTTCATCACTTGCGGGACAGCACGCTCTGCTAAACGCTCACCAGCACGTCCCAATGCCATTGCACCCCTTTGAGCAGGAGCAGCCATAGGCAAAACACCAAGCGCAGTACCAACGGGGAACGTGTACTCAGCACCCTGACGCACGGCTGCCGTACTAGGGTCCATGACGCTGCCAGCCATCTCATCGGGCGCAGTGCCAAGCAAACCACCCAAGGCGCCATATAGCGTAGGGTAATCCTGGCGCAGATAAGGCTGGTCTGGACCCTTGACCATCTGCGTACCCATCAGGTTACGCTTTGGCTTTTGCGCATTCAGTAATTCGTCAAGCAGACCCATCTCAGTTACTCCTTATTGACCATATGGCCCTGCTGGGTTAAGAAAGTTAAATTGCTCATTGCCTACGCCAGAACCGATTACCGGAGACGTAATACGGCCAGCTTGCCCAGCGGTATATCCACCATAACCGGCTGCGCGTGATCGTGCCTCGTTCATCCTACGAATCTGATCTCCAAGATCAATCAGGCGCTGCTGCTCACGCGATAAAAGCAAACGCCCCATCTCAGCCCTAACTGGCTCTGGCGTACCAAGACGATTAAATAGGTTTGTAGCCGCAGCCGCTACACCAGGCACGTTACCTGTGCTCACAGCTTGACCTGCCGCCATCACAGCGGGTATTCCAAGGTCCTCCATCCCAGCCAAACGACCAGCACTTTGCGATCCACGCCCAAGAGACTCAAGACCTTTAAGTCGAGCCTCTTTTGCTACTGCTGACGCAAACTCTCGATAGTCGTCATTGAATACTGCTTTCAAACGCTCTCGCGTAGTTGGCTCCCTCCACATCTTTAGCAGTGACGTTTGACCAGCTTCAGTCCCCGTCTTTTGACGCAGAGCCTGCAATGCACCAATACGGAATGCATCCATCTCAGACTGAGTTAACCCTGCCAATTCTTGCTTGAAATTGATAATGTCACCTGTCATGGCCTTGCGTCCAAGATCAGCGGCATCCATCATCTGCGAAGGACCAGCCCACTTTTCCATAGCCTGGGAATAGGCAGACTGCCCACCAACTTTTGGTGATTTTGCCGTTAGAACATTTATCAAGTCCTTGCGCACGTCATCATAGGCATTGGCCTGCTGACCACCGCCAGCACGCTTTAATGTCTGAGCAGAATCGTACAAAGAATGTTTTAACGTATCAAGCACGTTCATTGGTACAAAGTCACCTTTTTGCAGATTTGCCAAGTCAAGAGTTTGTCCAGTCTTTGTCTTGTACAGTAACTCAGCAGGACCCTGTAACGATTCAGAGCGTTTAAGCAATGCAGCTAAAGTATCGTCAACCTTGACAGTCGCTTTATCAATAATGTCGTAAAAAGGACGCGCCTCAGACTTACGCTGCGCATTAAATGCGTCAATACTTTGCTGAAACTCCGCACCTTGAGTACCTAAAGCCTCATCAGCAGCAGTCACTAAACGCCCTGCACGTCCAGCCTGACGTTCTCGAATAGCACGCTCCAAAGCCTGCTTTGTCTCACCAGGCAGCGTAGCAATCGTATCCAGCAACTGGCGCACATTGGCGCCACCAACGTCAGCAATACGCGCCTCCAGTCCGAGCTTACCCATCCTGGCCTGTGCCATACCCAATGCGCTTTGCAGTAAATCTGGTGGCGTATCGCGCAGCAGTGCCTCGGCAACCTTTTGCTGGGCATAGGTAGATGCCGTCTCTTGTGACCCATATCTACCAGCAACTTGGCGTCCAGCAGCTCCTAAAACCCCCATTACAGGCTGCGTAACAGGTCCGAGCACCGCACCCATCAGTGCGCTCTTTCCAGCGTCTGTTGCTATCTCTCCTGGCGTCTGTCCCTCACTGGCTCCAGCCCCACCAAGCAATCCATATCCAACGCCACCAGCACCGGCCTGCGCCATACGTTGACCCATGCCCATGACCTTGCCAGCTTCTGGAGCACCAGCTAAATAACGCCCAACGTCAGTAGCAACCTTTGCCAATTTAGGGGCAGCAGTAGTAATTGCTGGCATAACTGCACCAGCAGCCCTTGCTGGCAAACCTGCCATCATGGTTGGAATTGACGCCACACCCTGCAATCCAGCAGATGTCCAAGGGTTTTCCTTCATGTAGGATTCGGCAGCACCACGGCGTATGTCACGCTCCTGCTGGTATGCCTCAGATAATGGCTTACCTGTTTGTATTGCGGTAATAGGAGCAGCCAATGCACCAGCAAGCTCATCATAGAACCCGAATGTCGGACCCTGCATCGCAGTCAAGAAACCTTTTTCAAGTTCAGACTTTTTGGCTCCAGCCTCGTAAGCAGGGGACTTTCTTTCAGCTAAGAATTTCAATATCTCTGATGGCGTGTACTGATTTTCGTATGCTGACGTAATGCTCTGAGTTAGATCAGGCATTGAGGCAAGATACTTGACAATTTCATCGTCTTGATATCCAGCAGACTTAGCCTCTTTGATCTTGTTTTTTAGATCATCCATGATTTAATCCTTTTGATATCTAACGCGGAAAAATCTCGCCTAATGGCTTCCTTTGCGCACTACCAGTAGCACCACGACCACCACCCATCAAAGATGGAATCTGTGCTGGTGGCCCTAATGCCTTACTAGCATCAAGTCCAAAACTTTGTCCGTAATCTTGATATTCTTGACGCTTTTGGTTGTACGCTTGACCAGCGGCTGCGTACAGTTCATTTGACAATTGCTTGAAGTCAGCGCGTTGCTGCTCAGTCAATTTATTACCTGATTGCCACATACTGAAGTAATTTTTTAGTCTATCCATGCGACCTGATGCCGCCATAGCAATACCCAACTCAGACTCTCTAACCACAGAGCCAGGATCAAGCAATTTCATTACCTTTGTAGCACCAGCTACATCACCAATTGGCGTTCCTTGGTCAAGTGAAGTCATTACCTGACCGTAAGCAGACTTCATGTCGTTGTAGTCTTTGTAAATGGGTTCTGCATTGAACGTTTTCTTCAATGACATTGTGTTCTCAAAACCCTTTTGACCTTCACCAACACTTACGTTAGTAGCACCAGCCCTGCGAATGGCCATGATGTTTTCCATTGTTATAGGTTTACCAGCAGCCTGTAACAATTTAACCTCTGTAGGATTTGCTTCTGGCTTATCAAGCAAACGTAAATTTTCTACAGTAGGTGGCAATCCAAGCGCACGCAAAGTACGAATTGCATCAGGCTCTGCTTGAGGTTTTTCTGCCGCACTCAAAATTTCTGGTTTTCCAGTAGTCGCATTTATTACCGCTGCCGTTCCTGGTGGTAATCCATAGGCAGCCAATTGTTCTGGCGTCATTGGCGTAAAAGAATCAGCTTGTTTACGTCCCAACTGCATCTCAAGCACTTTAGGAAGCAATGCTTTCGGATTCATTGCAACAATGCGAGCCTGTTCTGGAGTAAGCCCAAAACTTGCACCCATGTTTCCAGACGCCAATGATTCAGTCAACCGCTTATCTGCGGCAGACTCCTCCAACTTCTGCTTAGTCATCAAGCCAGACAGTGCCTGTTGCTGGGCCTGTTGATAGCCAGTCTGTCCAGCTCCATAAGCCTCGCCAAGAGCCTGGCCGAGTCCGATTGGGGTAGTGCTAGGACCAGATGCCCTTAACAGCGCCATAGCGGCCTGCATAACGCCCTGGTTGCGCATTGCTTTGAGTTGCTCCGGATCTAGATAACCCTCAAAGCCAGTAGATGGCGCATTGCCAAATAGCAGCCCACCTAAATCGAAATCTGCCATGATATAAATCCTTTAAAAGAGTCCGAGCAAGCCGCCAAGTGCAGCGCCCCAAGGACCACCCATTTGATAGCCTGCGGCAGCGCCACCTAAAGCACCAGCTCCGACATTTCTGCTTGTTGGAGTTGTAGTAGTCTGTCCAAGATTGGGCAGGTTCTGGCCTAGTGCAGATTGCGCGATCTGTAGTTTTTGTAGACCAATATTACGCTGCGCATCCATCTGCTGCTGTAGTAGTTGCTGGCGTGCAGCGCCTGCCTGCATAGCGGCATTTGCTCCAGACATACGTAAAGCCTGCTGTTGGCCACCAAGGTTGCCCAATTGATTCGCAGCTCCAAGCCTAAACTGAGCACCAGCAAGTCCAGCATTTTGATTTGCCAAAGCAGCATTCTGTCCAAGATTTGCATTAAATTGCGACATAGCGTTTCGGGCTGCTGCATTTGACAATGCTGACTGGTTTATAGCCCCAGCACCAAACTGAGATGCAGCATTTTGTGCGGCCATATTTGATAGACCAGCCTGCTGTAGATTACCTACATTAAACTGAGACATTGCGTTTCTGGCGGCTGCATTTGACAATGCTGCTTGATTCATTGCGCCAGCGCCAAACTGTGATGCCGCTGACCGTTGCGCAGCATTTTGCATCGACGCCTGCTGTTGGCGCGCAAGATCCTGCTGTTGTGCAGCCATAGCCTGGTTAAACGCGTTCTCATTGAGTTGCGTGGCTAACCTGCCAGCCTGAGTGCCATAGCCAATGTTTGTCTGCGCCTCTGCAACTGCCTGGCGTGAACCTCCAAAGGCGCGAGCCTGTTGAGCTTGCTGCGCTGTCTGGCGTATAGCATTCTGACGTGAAGTCTCCAAATCGGATAACGCATTTTCACGAACATATTGCGTATAGGGGTTCATGTAACTGCCAATAGTTCCAGGCCCTTGTCCCATGCCAAGATTTGCCTGGGCAGCATTAACGTCACTGGCGCGATAACCTGTAGCCCCAGCCAGTGCGGCAGGACCAGCTTGCGCTCCACCAAAACTTGCAGCGCGATAACCAGTCGCATCAGCAAGTGATGCAGGACCTCCGCTAAAACCAGAAACTGTCGCAGGTTGATAAGTTCCCTCAATACCATTGCGATATGCTGCCTCATCAACACTAGCAATTCCAGGACCCGCAAGACCTGTATTTACTAGCTGTTGTTCACCAGCTTGATACATAGGGTTAAACCCAGCAAACTGCTGGACAGGTAGTGCACCAGCAACATTTTGCGACTGCTCTATATTTTGTAAGTATGCCTTTTTCAGATCAGGATCAATACTGGTGGATTGAGTTTGACTTCCGCCTTTGCTCATGTCGTTCCCCTTTACATTTCAAGCAAGCCGCGCAGCTTGCCTTTAGAAATCTTACCGCTATTGATAGCGTTCATTAATTCAATTCCGTATTTTTTTACAGCCTTGTCATTAATGACATACTCGCCATCCTTCAATGCTCCATACCCTTGATCTGGACCCATTGGATCAGGACCACTTAGTAGTGACGATTTGACATGGCCACCCTTTGCCCAACCGCCCCTAGTTCCACGATCTCCACCGCCAGATGCATCACCGTTATTGCCACCAGTAGCAACACCGCCGCCATCACTGCCACCTCTGCCACCACCATTGCCATTTGCGTCTGATCCATTATCAGATCCAATCGTTGTGTAGTTGCGGCCCTCATTGCTGTAATTGGTATCGCCAACCAATGAAGGACTCTTATCTAGCCCCTCGTTTCCATAGTTGGTGTATACATTTTTGGCAATAGCATCAGATAGTCCAGTTAAGCCTAGATTACCTAAAAATGCAGCTAATTGATTGGCGTATGGAGATGCGCTATCGCTAAATCCACTGCCACCAAATTGAGCAAGTCCAGCACCGCTTTGAGTGTCATTTGTCCACCTGCCTCTGTCGCTTCCACCGCGAGTAGTATCGCCAGATGTTTGCTGAGTTACAGGAGTAACAGGTTGGCGTTTGTATAGGTTTGGATCGTACCCGCCGGTAGCGCCACCGCCACCATATACATTCCCAATTCCTTCCTGGTATCCAGTGCCAGATGCACCGCCATAACCACCCATTCGAGACATAATGTCTTGATAAGGTCCTTGCTGCGCATAAGGCAAATAAGGCGTAACAGGTGATGAGGAATATTGTCCTTCACCATTAACTATCACTGGAAAACCATCTATTTCGCGGTAAGCTCCACCAAGACTCATATCATTCCCCTTACAAATTTTTGCTCAAAATAAACCACTTAGGTTCATATCCTTCATCACGCAAAAACGTTTTGGCCCAGCCTTTACGTCCTGCGAGAGTAACTCGCGTGCAACCTAAACTCTTGCCCCAAAGCTCAATGTGTGGTCGCATCAGCTTGAGTTCATCTAGGTCGCCGCCAGCCAAGAAGTAATGCAAATTCTTGAGTCGCGGGTAGACAATGATCTCGGTAACAACTACAGAATTTGCGGCTGGCCAGAGCTGGAACCTATTACTGGAAATGCCCTGGACAATATCGTCAAATGTGTGTGTACCTTCAGAGTATTCTAAAGCCGATTCCACCTGCTTGCGCAGCCTTACAAGCTCATTTACGTCATTCATCGCCTGCCACCTGCTGTAGCCTCTAGGCGCATGACGCCAATTCTCCAGTCCGACAATGTATTCCCAGATACCTTAACCTCAACCTGGCGCCCAGAAAACCGCACGCTTGTTGGATTGGCAGCCGAATAAGGTCCAAATGTCGATTCTGCTCCAGTAGGGTAAAACCTAGAAGTAAACGAAACTACAGCCTCACCTAAGGTCTGCTCGTCTGGGATTACCTGTTTTACATTCATTATGTTCTCGCCAGTACCCAGCTCAATAGGACCAGATTGCGCGTACAAGGTGGCTGAGTCGTAAGCAAAGCCAACCTCATGCTCATAAATATAGCCACTAGAGTCAACCATTAATGGGTATGTAAATACTCCAGAGTCTGTACCAGCCAGGCGTGACAAAGTTCCAATATTCCAATGCCCTTCCCTGTAGTTGTAAATTACATAAGAGTCGTTCTCATTGGAGTCATTTGATGGATAAAACCACCAAATTTCGCCAAACTTACTATTGTGGACGGCATAAACCTTCGACTTTTGAGTCATATTCATGTCGCTAAATATGTAGTCGGAAACATCGCACGGAAGTGGCTTGACGTATCCGTCATAAATCCAAAAGCCGCTACTACTCATCCAAATAGCAGCGGTGTCGATGGCAGCAACAGATTGCGCAGAAATCAATCCGCAGCCACTTCCAGCCTTCTCAAAACCATAAACAAATGGCGCTCCAGTGTATTGGGCGATATGCACATCAACGTCAGTAAATAGTAAGTTAACGCCCTTGACGCGCTTACCTGCAAGTAAGTTTCCTGGTGTGGCCAACTCGTAATCACCCGCCAGATTATCAATGGCAGCAGTCCAAACCGTATTGTTTTCTTGATCTGACCAGGCCACCTTACGCGGGTTCCCTCCAGCACCTAAAGCAAACACAATCCTGTCAGCAGTCACCATTACCGCCTTGCATCCTGTTGGAGCATTAGTGATGGCCGCTGCTAGTGTTGGAGTTGTAAACCCCAACTGCCACTCATAAAGTTTGCCATCTGCGCTTGAACATCCAACAAGGTACTCACCCCAAGTATCTAATGACCAGGTTGTTGCACTTGTGATATTGCCCAAATCAGGACGTTGCACCCCATAAGCAAAACTGCCGTATGTGGCATAGCCATAACCAGTTAAGACGCTGGCGTCAGCAATACCAGAAGTCAGACCTGTAGGCGTGATGTCCTTTAAAGTGCCTGATTCATTCATAACGTAAAGATTTGAATGCGTACCAGCGGCAATCCATCGATTGTTGCTGTTGTCTCTCCAGGTAATCAAACCTCGACATTTGCCACTCATTGCAGTCTGACTAGCAAAACGTTTGCGCCAACCATTGATTGGACGCATGGTATTTTCATACCAGCGCACTAAATTCGCGTCATACCAGCGCCCAGATGACTGGTACTCAGTTCCGTTGCGATAAATTCCTGGAGGGATTTTTAAAGGTATGTACATAGCGTTCTCATATTGTGTTTGACACAAATTGCATTGTCGCAATCAGCGACGCGGTTGATGGATAGTTAGATGCTGCCGCGTATGATTGAATAACCACAGTGGTGCTATCAGTTTCCCACCAAAGCTCAATGTAATCATTGGCGTTAAGTGATATGTAATAGTTCCATCCAACTATTGCATGGCCATTAATTGTTCCATGCTTGGACGGAATACTTGCAAATCCAGTGGAGCCAGTTAGGTTTGTTCCATTGACTTTAATCCATACCCTTACGTCATGGTCCTGGCTGTCGGAGTTCTCAAATTGTCCAGACCATTGAAGGTTATAAATTCCAGAGTCTGATACTGTAATTTGAGAATTGTTTACAACAGACACTCCATTAGAGTAATCAGGTGTATTAAATGTCATTGCATATGCAGTAGCAATAGCCGCCGCAGTTTGATCCACAGTGCTTTCAAATGCACCATAAGGCGCATTTATATACCTACTACCTCTCACTCCGAATATGGAGCCAAGTACAGCAGTCAGCCTTTTAAAGTAAGTATTTAGCGATCCATTGGACTCATTGAAATTACGACGCTCGTATTCCTCTGGTGGATACGCCAGATTGGGAGGGGCTGGAGTCTCAAGTTTTTGCTGTATGGCCATGGTTTTATTGTGCCACCATTAGGACAAAAATAGGACGCGCTCATCTTTACGCCGATTCTGCAAACCCTTTAGAGGCTTGCCTCCAGCCAGGCAATACTTCAAAAACTCGTCCGCAGCGCCTTCCATATCCCCTCGTAGCACCTTCTGGCGCAGCGTACTACGCTGGAGTGTTCCAAGGCCCACGTTAAAAGAAAAGCTGACAAGGCCATCAAACTGACCTTGTGTAAGAGCAACAGGACAGAATCGTTCCACACCACGCTCAAATCGCTCCAGGTCTGCTGCAAGAATTGCATTGACTTCCTCCATACTCCACTGTCGATCATCTTCCTGGCGCAGAGGAAACCCGTCACGCTCATCGAGTTTTAAGCGCCCTTGATCTGGATAGAGTACGTGCCCAACGCCAATTGTCCAAAGCCTGGCAGGACAACGATACGGGCGCTGTCGTACACCCTCATGGTGCTTGATGACGCCAAGGGCTTTGTCCGAGACGTTCATTTTCCGAAAGCTCTGCCGCCAAAGTGGAAGGCAATGATGCTGGCAAACAAGGCCTGAGTGTTACTGTTCCACAGCTTCTCAGCCAGATCTGGGAATGCAACACCGTGGTTGTAGCCATAAATAAACAGACCGGCATCCACAAACACCAGCAGGAAGAAGAATCCCAGAGTGATAAAAGAACGAACACCAGCACGAAGATTTTTCATCCACTGGCTTGTGCCGTCATTGAGTGATTCATCGTGCTTGTAAATGGCTTCCATCTCAGCCGTCTGGGCATTTATAAGATTCTCCGTGGCTTTGGCAGTGGTTTCTAATTCCAACTGCTGGCTGTGTATCTGCTCAATACGCTCTTGAGCTTCAAATCCTGCTTTACGAAGCTCCAGCTCCCGTTCAATCTGCATAGCAGCCAGGGCCAGCTCGTGCTTCTTGTCATTGCGATCCTGGAAGAAGTCCAACAGCTTGGGCAGGCCACCCATAAGAAAGGATATTAAGGTCGAAAGAATCGTCAGCATTTATTTCTCCATCAAAAGTGTTAGCCACCAAATACACATACTCAATAGCAAGATAGCTAATGCACCGCCAATCAACCAGGTAATCAACTCGTCTATTTCTTCCTTGCGCTTTTTCGCGTGCTTCTCTGCAAGTATTTCCTCAGTCTTGCGTTTCTGAATGATGTTGTTTCGCTCAACCAGCAATTGCTGCCATAGGTCAGCATGGCCACTCATCACCATCCAATTGTTTAACTCTCTTTCAGCATCTGCCAATTGCTTGGCCTGCATCACTATCTCAAAAGCCTGCGCTGTATCCGATTTAGCAAAATTACTCTTGGGCTGTGATGCAGCTTTTTGGACTACATCCTTTGCCTCGAAAAACTTCATCATCTCGCCACCAATGGCGTGGATGTCCTTCCCCATCTTGATGGCTGCCTGCACGCCTTTTATAGCGGCCTGGGCAGTCGCAAAGGCGGTAACAGGATCTATCATTTTCCATGAGTTAAAAATGTAACTACTACACCACCCATCCCAATCAACAAAGCAGCAACTGCATTCATAATCACCTTTTCAAGTCTTTTAAGACGGGCATTGATCTGATCATAACGCTCGGCACAAACTGCCTCATGCGAATTTAGACGTGCTTCTACTTCGGTCATATTATTCAAACATTAAAAAGAAATTAGAGGCTCCGCTACTAAAAAGCCAACCAGTATTGTTACCAGCATTAATATTACCAGAGGCAGTAGCATCAAATACCGCTCCGCCAGTTGCATTTGAATCTTTAATTGAAACAGCTGTAACTTGTACTATACCGCTTGCACATGATAATGTTGCTTGACTTCCTGCTACAGTGCTTTGTAAATATTTAAGGGTAGTATCACCTAAATCACTAAAACTACCTATAGTATTTGTAGTTCCTGATGTAAATTTAATTGTTGAACCACTTGCAGAAGTCCACTGCAAACTTCTTGTTGAGCCTAAAGTTAATGCGTCAACAAAAACAACAATACAGGAACCAAAAATACCTAATGGAAAATCTAGTGTTTTTCCGTTGGTTGTTATAGTTTGAGTTCCACTAGTAGCACGAAGTGATAAACGAGAAGTTGATGCTGTCAAAGTCATCCCAGTTGATAACGTCAAATTTCCGTAAATGGAGCAAGTTGATACGGCATTCCATGTGCCAGCAAATCCAGTAAAACTTACATTTTTTGCAACGTGTGATGCCGTTCCAAGAAATGTTAGTGCATAAGTACCACCCGTAAAATTAAAACTGATTGTGCTTGCTTCAGTTATAAAAACCCCAGGATTAACTGTAATTGCCGTAGACCCAGAGCTAGTTACATTAACAACAGGCGTTCCTGTTATGGTTAATCCTGTAGTAGTTGCAGTAGTCCAAACAGTACCTGTGCCAGAACATACAAAATTACCTGTGCCAAAAGAAATTGTGCGAGTGTTTGAATTAGCACTAGAAAAGGTTGTTGTAGTGTAAGTAAACGTAGAAAGCGCAAGCGTTCCATTAGTAAGAGTAGTCGTGCTTGAAGTAGTTAATGCGCCACCAAGAGTCCAGCCACCTCCAACTCCGTTAAATACCATAGCGCCTGACAATGAGACGCCATTAGTGGTAACTGTTTTTCCAGTAGTGGTTGCGTTAAATGTAATAGCGCCAGTGGCTGACCATACTGTTGCGGCCACCAAACTCATGCTGCCACTAATTGCAAAGGTCGGACTTGTTCCCGTTGCAAACGTAACCGTTCCAGCAGAAACCGTTATATCCAGGCAAGTTAAAGCACCCGTACAAGTAACGGTATAGGTCGTTGCCTGGTCAAAGAAAACAGAGTCAGAAGCAGTTGGCACAGACGCGCCACTAGCGCCGCCAGAAGATGCGCTCCAGTTCGTGGTGGAGCTTGTGTTCCACGTACCAGCGCCACCAACCCAATAACGATTTGCCATGCTTTACTCCGTAATGGTCTCTGATGTATCGACAGGAGGGTTTAAGATAAAAGCGATCCAATTGTCCAATCGCTGTTGCTTCATAGCGCTTAAATCTTCTTCACTAAATCCGTGATCATCAGGAAGCACCAGGGCATCACGAAATACGCCGTATTGCGTGTCAAATTCAAATTCAATACTTACCATGCTATGCCCCTTATGCTTGCGTTGTAACTGCAACTACGTCCCAGCGTGAGTTTGTGGCGTTGTAGATGCATCCAACGTAAATCATCTTATTGGCTGTAGTAGCAGTTGGCAATGTAACGCCTATGGCGGTATAGGTAGCATTCCACGATATGGCCCTAGTCGTCCCATTGTCCAAAATGCGGATAATTAATTTGTTCCCATTTACAGGAGTTCCTGTAGGAGCTGCGACAGTCAGCGTTGCAGCTTGAGCAGTTAGGCTGTACTGGTCATAAGAGGAGATATCAGGCGTCAGGGTTGACGTTGATGTCGTCGTTGATGTTCTTGGATTTATCCTGGTTGAAGCAATTGCAGTAGCGCTTAGATTGGTGCCATCAAAACTAAGAGCACTTCCAGTGGTCTGCTTCTTTGTGGCATTTAGATAAACCACTCCATTGGCAGTTCCACCAACAGCAGTACCAGTACCGTCGTTCTTAAACACCCCGTCAATGGTGTCTAAATCGGAATTGATTTTTGTTCCCCAGGTGTCGGTTGATGCACCAACTTCTGGCTTAGTCAGCAATAGGTTTGTGGTTGTCGTATCTGCCATGATTTACTCCTAGATAGGCGTCCAAGTGGTTGACCCGTCTGCTACTGGTGTCCAGGTGTCAGGCGTGTCGTCAATATTTGTCCAGTTGTATGAATTATCGCTTGAATTTGTCCAAATGGCATTGGTATCAGACTCAGGGTCCCAGCTCTCAGCAGTGTCGGACTCAGGCTCCCAAAGTAGACGCTGTGAGATTAAATCTGTAATGAATTCGTATTCGTTAACCTGCGCTACAAAAGAAAGACCAGACAATAAATCTTCTTGAGCAGTGCAATCCTCTTGCAATTGACCAATAAGGATTGCCAACGTAGACAAGAAATCTTCCGCACTAAGTGCTTCCAATGATTCTGCCAACAAAATTGCAGTTGCCGATTGCACGTCATCAGCAGTTAAAGTTTGGTCTACTTGTACGTTATATTGGAGTAGTGACGTACTCGAATCTGAGGCTGAATTTGCTTCACTTAGTGAAACAACAAGATTAAGTAAATTGCTTAAATTGTCTGCCGCAGATAAAGAATCAGATGCGGATGCTACGGCAGTTAATGTATTTGCAAGCGCATCTGATGCTGACAAAGAATCGCTAAAACTTACTGGCGCGACAATAAGACCAATCTGGCTATCTTGAGTTGTAATGCTCTCAGATACAGACGCTAAAAATGACAATGAAGAATCTATAGAATCAGAGGATGATGCTGATTCAGAAGCAAAAGATATTGCTACAAAACTACCTAGCTGGCTATCTGAAGCAGTAACTGTTTCTGAAAGAGATGCTACTGCTGTAAGAATATTGGATTGAGTGTCTATAAACGCTAATGGCTCGTCCTGCTGAGAAACCAGTGTCGCAATATTAGACGAAGCATCAGATGCTGATAGTGAGTCGCTTAATGACTTTTCAAAAGTAACTATTTGCGTTGTTGATTCAGAAGAGGATACAGAATCACTTAACGAAGATGAGTAACTTAATCCAGGAAGTAAATCATCAAACGTGTTGTATCCATATTTCCCAGATCCATAAAACGCCGACCCGTAGCCACCCTCTGAAACGCCTACAAAATAAGTATTTGCAGATAGAGAGCTAAATGGCGCGCCAAATGGTGATATTCCAAACATACATTATTTTATGTATAAATAACACTATTGATTTGGAAATGCCTGTTGAGGAGGTGTGAAATTTGCAGTATATCTAGCAACACCTTTGGTTATCCGCAGATTATCAATAAAACCATTTAGCGGAGTTGTGCCAGTTCTACTAGCTCCTACATACAAAATATTTGTTTGGTTGAAGTTGTCCGTCACAGCGCCAGCGCTTGTCGCGTCAGCTACACCATTTAAATAAATCTTTAAGTTACCTGTACCGCTACCAGAACGAACCACCGCAAAGTAATACCATGTACCGGCAGCCAAAGCAGTTGTGCCGGTTAACGCAGTAGCAGTATAGCTAAATTGAAGTAGATTGCCAGATGTGATTCCAAGGCTCCAACCCGTTGACGCTGCGCCTTTACTGATAATTGCATACGCAACTCCAGCAGTATTAATGTTTACCCAACCTTCAATAGTGAAATTGCCAGCTTCTAACTGCAAACTTGCTGAATTTGCTGCTGTCAACCATGCACCAGATCCGCTAAACGTCATCGAACCAGTGCCATACTTTAGTTTTGTAAAAGTAGTTTGTGATGTCCCAACAGTTACCAAGTTATTTTTCATTGAATTATCAATGATTCCAGCATTATTAAAATTAAGTAATAATGATGTTCCTGATACCGCTGTTAATGGAGCAGTAGGCGGCGTAAAGTTTGCGGTATAAAGTGCTGTACCTTTTA